GATATCACTGGAATGGATGTTTTTGATGCTTTAACTCAATTAAATGATACTAAAAAACTAGGTGTGAAAATTATTGCCTCTTGTATTTGGGCCGGAATAAAAGGTGAATATGAGTTTCAAGGCGAAGGTTTAAAGTGCCCTAGTTATAATAAGATAGGTGAAGAATGCCAGAAGCATGGCTTTCCTAATTGTTTAGGATTTGCCATTGACTTTTTGACCTATGCGGTTGCGAGCGATGACGACATAAAAAAGTTCGAGGAGGCAGGGGAGCCTCAAATAATGGAGTAACTAAAATAAAGTGGAGTAAATACCCCGCTCAAATAGTTAAGCATTTAAACATTCCTCCTAGAGATGCTTGGTCCATGACTTTGACTGAATATCTAGCTATATTAAAATGTGATGATAATACTCCTGATATTGACCCAAGCAAAATGAATAAAGATTATATAGAAAAGCTTGAGGCAAGACACGAAGAGAACAAACTTAAGAGAGAAAAAAAGAGCATTGTTGCTTCGCCAAAGGAGTTTGTAACGAATGGCTAAAGTTGATAAATTAGAAGTAGAGGTCACAGCTAACACAAAGGATCTTGAGGATGGTTTACAAAGATCTTCTAAAAGCCTAGCAACTCTTGGATTTAATTTTGAAAAGGCAACAAAAGACTCTAATAAATTATCTTCATCAACGTCATCTTTATCTAGTACACTTAGTGGAAAGCTAACCGTAGCGGCAGGAGTTGCGGCAACTGCTTTGTCTGGGATGGTCGTAGCTATGAACAAAATGAGCAGTGGTCAGGTTATAACCCTTATGTCTAAAAGACTTGGCATAGCAACCGAGTCAATGCAGAAATTATCTTTTGCTGCAAGGGTGAACGGATTAGATAGTGAGGTTCTGTCTGATGCCATGAAAGATTTGTCTGTAAAAATAAAAGATGCCTCGTTGGGTGCAAAATCTTATGAAGAGGCTCTGAGATTGGTTGGTCTAAAATCTGCTGATCTTGTGAATATGCCAGTTGACCAACAGTTTTTGGCTTTTGCTGAGGCTATATCTAAGGCTGACGATGCAACTAGAAGGTTTGTTTTGGATGAAATAAACGATTCTATGTTTCAGTTATTGCCTTTGATGGAAAAGGGCGCTAAGGGATTTGAGGAAATGGGTAAGCGTGCTGAAGAGCTTGGAGCAGTTCTTGGAAATGTTGAGCTTGAGCAGTTAAATGAAGCTGCTAGAAAAATAAATGAGATGAATATAGCATGGGATTCAATGATAACAAAAATAACCGCCAAGCTTGCTCCGGCTATTACTGCTCTAGTAACTGAATTAGACAAGGCCACAACAAGTACGAGTGGCGGCCTACAGAGTAGAGTTTCTGGATTTGGAAGTGAAGAGGAAATTCTTAGAAGGCATAGGAAGAAAAGGGCTTCTCAGGGCGCTTTGGGAACAACCCCAGTTGGATTAAGGGTTTCAGGCGGAATATCAAAAGAGGAATCAAACGCAGAGCTTGGCGGTGGCTTTGCAATGGGTGGTGATCTAATGCATGGTGAGACAGGAGGGGCAAGTGAAGAACTTCAAGCTGCTGCTGAATATGCTAGGGAAAAACAAGAAGCTATCAATGAAGCTATACTTGAGTCTCAAGAAAGGGCTGCGCAGCTGGAAGTTTCTCTAAGGCTTCAAGCTGAGAATGATAAACTAAAAGCTACACAAGATAGAATAGATGCTGAGATTAAACTGGAAGAAATGAAAAGAAAAGCTGTCTCTTCAATAGTTGGTAACTTATCTAGCCTTATGAATACGGAATCAAGGAAAATGTTTGAGGTTGGAAAGGCTGCCGCCGCCGCACAAGCAACAATGAATACTTACGAAGGTGCAAACAAAGCGATGGCACAAGGCGGTATTTGGGGATGGGCACAAGCTGCCGCAATCATGACAGCAGGCTTCAATAATGTAAATAACATCCTAAGCACTTCTTTTGGTGGCGCAGGTGGAGGAGCAGCTTCAACAGGTGGCGCTGCTGGTCTTGGTTCTGATGGGTCAACAACCGAAGCGCCAAGCGTCCAAACAACAAACTTCGACGTAACCCTACAGGGCGACAGTTTCAGCGGTGACCAAGTTCGAGGTTTAATTGGTCAGATAAATGAGGCGACAGACGACGGGGTTAAACTTAACGCGGTGATGGTACGATGAGCTTACTTCCTAAATTTTTATATTCAAACGTGTTGCGCGGAATAACTCCGACTTGGTCTGGAACGACTGTAAGCGGTTCACCTCCTGCTAATGCAATAGACTGGCGAGATTTTAGCTACTTCCAAGCCGATACTGGAAACCTTGACTTCACCATGGCGGTAGATACCGATATAGATGGTTTCTCTGCTTACGTTGCTAATTTTACAGGAACAGGAGCCGAGACTATCACGCTTCAATATGAGAGTGCCCCTTCTGTTTTTAGTTCTTTGTCAAGTATAAATCCGGCAGGTGGCAAGCTTGTTTTTGCTGCAACTTCGGCTGTAACTGTTTTGGCAGGTCGAAAGATTAGGCTCGCTGTATCTGTTGGAACAGGATCTCTTCTGATTCGTCAATTAGTTGTCGGTGAGATAATGACTGCCGAGCGTGGCCAATGGGCTAGCGCAACGAATCCTAATTTCTATCAGGGCATTCAAGTTACAAATACCATATCACAGAATGGCAGTCTTTTAGGTCGATCTATTAAACGGCTAGAGAGAAAGGGCAAGATCCAACTAGACCATCTTTCAGCCGCTTGGGTTCGTTCTACTTGGGAACCATTCAGTCAACACATGGCGCGGTATCCTTTCATTTATGCTTGGAATCCTAGGGATTACAATGAGAGTTGTCCGAATGGCTCCACTTGTTACGGTGAAGTAGCTTGGGCATTCTCTCAGGGGATTAAAGCGCCAAGCCACACGCAGAACGGACTATTATCGGTTGATGTCCCTGTTCGTTTTCTTGTTGCTGACGAGAACGCTATTTAATGGCATACGACGATCAAAAAGTTCTCATGGGCAAAGAGCCTGTGATTATCGTCGAAATCGACTTCAATGCTTGTTCATTAACTTATGGATCAGGTGCTTGCTCTGCTTCAGGCGCTTCAGGAACCGAGTGTTTTAACTCGTTTTCCACATGCCAAGATCAAGCTAACTTTGCGGCCTCCACTAAGACGGTTAGGTTTAGCTCTGTTCGCATCGATGGCATTCAGGCGGCAGGTGACCCGCCAACCTTCCCAACTATCACTGGGGTGTCTACAGCTCCAACTGTATTGACGCCAAGCAAGGGGCTAGGTGTTCGCTCAAAGGTTTCGATAAGCTTAACCGATCATCCATGGACAGATGTAGGCTTTGATAATTATATAGCAAACAGAACCTATGACGCTGACTCTCAAGGCTCGTTCTGGGGTAAGATGATAAACCGATGGCCATTCTATGAGAATAATGAGGTTCGGGTAAAGACTGGATATTTAGCTGACGATGGAACCTACGATGCGAATAACTTTGTAACCAGAACTTATTTCTTAGACACTATCACAGGTCCGTCAGATAATGGCAAAGTGACGATAGTAGCAAAGGATATACTGAAGTTTGCAGACCGAGAGAAGGCTAATCTTCCAACACAATCACAGGCAACTCTTGACGCAGATATAACAGTCGGGGCATTGAGCTTTGATATAACCGACCCAAATGACGACATAAAAGACGCCTACGACGATGCGGATAATGTAGGGGCATCACAATGTTATGTTCGTATTGATGACGAGGTGATGCTTATCACTAATTTAACAGGAACGTCTGGAAACTACACCCTAACAGCGACAAGGGCGACGATACCGGCTGAGTATTCAGGTTCGGTCGATGCGGATACTCATGACCAAGACGCGACCGTTCAGCATTGCTATTTTTATGACGGTGTTGAGGTTGATGATATTGTCAATCATTTACTCGGTACAGTTGCAGGTATAAGCTCGTCGTATTTAGATACGGCAGGTTGGCAAGAGGTGATTGATTTTGGTCTTCAAAGTTATACCTTTACGGCTTTGATAACTGAACCGACAGGAGTTAAAGAACTACTTGAGGAAATATCTCAGCATACGATTTTGATTTGGTGGGATGAGCGAGCACAGAAGGTAAAGATGGATTCTATTATCAGACGTGCTAACGACTACGGACCTTTCGATGATGACTCACATTTAGCAGCCAATTCTGTATCGGTTGCAAGAGATGACAAGAGCAGGGTTTCGCAATTCTGGCTGCACTATGGTTTAAGGAGTCCAGTCTTAGAGATGGATGAGGCCAAGAACTTCTCAGTTGTTAAAGTTAGCGCTGACTTGGATGCTGAAACCAGTGACGAGTATGGACAGCAAAGGATTAAGAAAGTGTTCTCTCGTTGGTTGAGTCTTGCGAATGATGCTATTGCTAGTGAAATATCAAACCGATATGTAAATAACTATCGAGACACAAAGTTTATAATAAGCGGAACTCTAGACTCAAAGGACGATGACGCTTGGACAGGTAGTAGAGTTTCATTGATAACTCGACAGGTTCAGGATCGTTTCGGTGCTCCAGTGACTAGGAACTATAGA